GGTTCACCGGAGGAATCCGCCCATGCTCACCATCACCGAAATCCAGGCACTACGCCGCAAGAACCAGGAAACCTGGGCGAAGAACGACGCCGTCCTGAAGAAGGCCGCCGCCGAGAAGCGCGACCTCACGCCCGAGGAGAAGACCGCCTGGGACAAGGTCGAGCAGGAGTACGACGCCCGTCGCCTGGAGATCGAGGAGGCGGAGAGGGAGCACGACCGCCAGCAGCGGCACGAGGCCCGCCGGCAGGAGCTGGACAAGCTCGACACCCGGCTCGCCGGCCGGGAGGGCGATCCCGAGGCGGCCAAGAGCCAGGATCGGAAGGCCCAGGAACGCGCCCTGCGGGCCTTCATCACCCAGCCCCCGACCAACTGGGACGAGGAAACCCGGGCCCTCATCGCCAAGAACCAGCAGCTCGTGCCCCAGGAAGCGCGCCAGCTGGGCCACGGGTTCGTCCTGCCCGGGCGCCGGAGCTACGTCTTCGGCAGCGACGCCGAGAAGCGCGCCCTGACCGCGGCCGCCAACGCGACCGTGGCGGAGGACTTCATGCGCGAGCTCGACGTCGCGCTGAAGTCCTACTCGGGCATGGCCCAGGCGGCCCGCGTCGTCAACACCGAAACCGGCGCCGACATGCCGTTCCCGACCATGGACGATACGGGGAACATCGGCGCCCTTCTCGCCGAAGGCAGCGCGGCAGCCGACACCGCGGATCCGACGCTCGCCGCGGTGACCATGCAGGCGTTTCTCTACACCTCCAAGATCGTCCGCGTCCCCAACCAGCTCCTGCAGGACGCCGCCTTCTCGGTGGATTCCTTCCTGCCGGCGGCGCTGGGCGTCCGGCTCGGGCGCATCCTGAACAACCACGCGACCCTCGGGACCGGCTCGAGCCAGCCGCGGGGCCTCGTCACGGCCATCCTCGCCGACACGGTCGAGCTGAAGGCCGCCTCCGCCACGGCCATCGCCTTCGGCGACGTCGTGAACCTGTACCACGCCGTCGATCCGGCCTACCGGACCGGCGACAGGGTGGGGTTCATGATGCACGACGACATCCTGAAGGTCGTCGAGAAGATCGTCGACTCCAATGGCCGGCCGATCTTCCGGCCCGCGAACGATTCCATCGGATCGGTGGCGACGATCTACAACCGTCCGATCTACATCAACCAGGACATGGACAACACCGTCGCCGAGGACAAGGAGAGCATCGTCTTCGGAGACTTCAACCACTACATCATCCGCAGGGCCCTGAACCCTGTGCTGATGCGGCTGGCCGAGCGGTACGCCGAGTTCTTCCAGACCGGTTTCGTGATGTTCGACCGCTGGGACGGCGACATGGTCGGTGGGGCCGGAAGGGCTCTCAGGCTCCTCTCGCACAACCTGGTGTAGTTCCTCAGCAGGGCGGGGCCTTCGGGTCCCGCCCTGCCATCCTCTCCTCTGGAGGCCTCGATGAACGTGAAGCTGTTGCAGGGTCAATCAGGCCCCGGGTGCGGTGGGGCGGGATTTTTCATGCCGCGCCAGATCATCAAATGCTCCGACCGACAGGGCGCCAAGTGGATCGAGGAAGGCATGGCGGTCGAGGCGAGCCCGAATGCCGAGACCGACGGCGAGTTCTTCGAGGAGGTGTCCGAGCCGGAACCGCCGCCGCGGCGCCGGCAGCCCGAGCGACCCGATGCCCGAAAGCCCGAGACCCCGGAGGACAAGGAACCGGCGGCAAGCTGCGCCGGAACAACGACCCTGGGGAACCCGTGCAAGAAGGCGCCGGTCCCGGGCTCGGAGTTCTGCGCCAAGCACCAGGCGTAGGACGGGCCGGCCGGCAGTGAACGTGCGCAGTGAACCGTCTCGCGAAGGAGGTGACGACGATGTTGTCCAAGGTCTCCCGTAGTGCCCTCTGCCTCTCCCTTGTGGCGATCCTCCTGGCCGTGGCCGCGCCCGTCCTGGCGGCGGACGGCAAGGGGGAGCTGTCCTTCTCGGCCTCCCTGTTCAATCCCAACGACGGGGGCTCGAGCTGGACGGCGCGCGCCGAGTACCTGATCCCGGCCGGGGATTACGTCTACTTCGGTCCCTCGGGCGAGCTGAGCGACGGCCCCGGCTACAACGCCGGCGCCCTCGGTGGGGCGTTCGAGGTGCATCTGGGGAAGACGTGCGGGCCGGGCTTCGGCGCCGCCGCCTACAAGCCGACGGGCGACGCGGCCGATGCGACGAACGTCCTCTACGAGGCGCGCGCCCTGTTCGAGTGCGGCAGTCAGAACGCCGCCCTCAAGCTGACGGCACGCCAGGTCTGGAGCAAGGACAGCGCCGGCGCCACCACCGACCCGGACGGCACGCAGTTCGATGCCGGGGTCGTCTGGCGCTTCTGAGGAACCGACCCACCACGAGGGGCCGTCCCGGACTGCGACGACCGGGGCGGCCCTGAGGAGCTCATGGGCTACCAGGCACAGCAGGGCGTTCCGCTGACCCTGTTCCATCCGGTCAGGGACATCAACGAGAACTATGTCGCCGGCCAGGCGGCTGCTGTCACGAAGCAGCTGCTGGGGCCCGACCGTCTCGTCGACGCCGTCAGCCCGGTGGTGCTCGTCGATTACGCGGTGGCCGGCTGGGTCGCGGTGACGCTCACGCTGCCGCTTCTCGGCCAGTACACCCTGCACCTGACGAATCCCGCGGATCCGGTCGCCGACGGCCGCACGACCCCCTACGACGTCTTCGTCGGCACGGGTGTCGCGGTCGGCACGGGCCTCCTGACCTCGCTCGATCGCGTGCGCGCCCGAATGATGCTGAAGAAGCCCAACTCCAACCCCGAGGTCCCGATCCAGCCGGGCGAGAGCCATCCGTTCGACGCCCTGATCAACCTGCTGATCTCCGAGGTCTCGGACGCCTACCAGGGCCGCCTGGGCCGGACGTTCGCCGAGGCCGATTACGTCGAGTACCTGGACGGCACGGGTCGGGGCAGCCTGGTCCTCGGGAACGGCCCCCTCGTCTCCTTCAGTTCGCTCAACTGGGTGGACTACCAGGACGATGGCGCCGGCGGCGTCACCGAGGTCCTGACGGTAGTACCCCGCAGCTCGTACGTCCTAGCGGGGCTCCGCAGCCAGACCCGCTACTACGGGCTCGGCCGGGTTGATCTGCTCGGCGGAGGCCTCTTCACCCCGGGGCCGCGGCGCTACAAGGCCGCCTATCGGGCCGGGTTCTCCCCGCTCCCGGAGGGCCTGGTCGGCCTGGCCACCGAGGACATCGTCTACCGGCTGATGACGCGCGAGACCGGTCACCTGCTGAGCCAGTCCCTGGGGGACGGGACCATCAGCTACATGCGACCGCAGCAGATGGACGAGGCGCGCGAGACGGTCCTGTCGACCTACATACTGGCGGCCGCATGAGCTTCTTCCTCGACACCAAGGTCCTGGGCATCCCGGAGGTGCAGTCCCTCCTGAGCCAGGTCGACCACGAGCTGAAGCAGGGACAGCGCGGCCGCCTGAAGGAAGCGTCCGGCCTGGTGGCCGACGAGATGCGCGCCCGCACGCATAGCCGGCGGGTGGCCAAGGCGGTCAGCTTCGATGTGAAGGTCAACTCCCTCATCGACTTCGAGGCCCGCATCGGTCCAACGCGCCGGGGTGCGTTCTTCGCGCATTTCCTCGAGTTCGGGACCAGCCACAGCCGGGAGTTCCCGTTCGCCGAGCCGGCCCTCGAGGCGACCGAGGAGAAGGTCATCGACCTGGTCGGGTTCCCCCCCGTCCTCAATTGATGGAGGCTCTGATGAAACTGCGCCGCCCTGTCGTTCTGCTGGCCATCCTGGCCGCGATCGCGCTCTCCCTGGCCTCTCCTGCCCTGGCGGACGGCCGGCTCACTCTCCAGGCGCTGGGCGCGCAGACCACAGCCGGGAATGGAGCCGGTATAGACGTCGGGCTCGCCCGCACCTTCTTCGCAGTGGTGCGGGTGACGGCCGGCTCCGGAACCGTCACCACCTTCGATGTCTGGCTCGAATGCAGCATCGACGGGACCAATTTCACCGAGTGCGCAGTCGACGATCGCGTCAAGGCGACGACCACTGGGGCCGGCCCGCACACGGACAACGTCATCAAGGTGGTGGCCGAGACCGCCGTCACGACCTCGGCCGTCTATTCGGCCAAGGTCTCGCCGGACACCGCCGTCCAGGTGATCCGGGCCCGCTGGAACATCGTCGGCACCACGCCGTCCGAAACGTTCGAGGTCCTGCTGAACACGAAGTAGGGAGAAGCAAGAGCTATGCCGACCAAGGCCCAGCTAGTGCGCGAAGCCCTCGAGACCGAGATCAAGAAGGTCTCGGGCATCGGGCACGTCAGCTCGCAGCCGAAGCTCTGGAAGGACGAGAGCAACCTGCCGGCCGCCTACGTCATCCTCGATTCGGACGACAGCCGGTTCGAGCCGACCGAGTCGAAGACGGTGGAGTGCCGCTTCCGCATCGCCACCGTCCTGCAGAGCGAGAACCCCCAGGACGTCTTCGACGACCTGCGGGGGGCGATCGAGACCGAAATCGAGGACGACCCGAGCCTGGGGGGGCTCGCAGACGTCGCGTTCGTCTCGGGCGTCGGGGGCTTCGCCACCTCCGTGGCGATCGCCGGCCAGGTGTACGTGCGGAACATCTTCGTCGACGTCACCTACAAGCACGCCAGGGGGGCGCCATGAGCCGACTGAAGTATGTGGGACCGTTTCCCAGCGCAGTGCTCTACGACGGCCGCGAGGTGGAGCGCGGGGCCGCCTTCGAGGTCCAGGACGAGGCCATCGCCAAGAACCTCCTCAGCCAGGAGGACAACTACGCGCCGGCGGACGATGCGCCGCGCGCCAGAACGCGGGCGCCGAAGTAAGCCCGAGCTCACGAGGAGGGGTCCATGGGTGCAGGCCGAAACAGCTACTTCGGGTGGGTCCAGGAGACGCCCTGGGGGACGCCCGTCACGCCGCCGACCAAGTGGCTCGAGATCGTCTCCGAGGGCCTCCAGGGCATCAACGACCAGGTCGCCCGGCCGGTCATCCGCGCGCTGCACAAGCGCGAGGGGAATCTGTATGACGAGAAGCAGGGGGGCGCGGGGCCCGTCGCCTGCGAGCTGAACTACGTCGGGCTGCTGCGGCTCCTCGAGCACCTGACCGGGACCTCCCCGAGCGCCAGCGCCTTCGACGCCGGCGCCCGGAACGAGTTCAACTTCACCCTGGCCGCTGGCGAGCTGATGGCCGGCAAGGGCCTCACGGGCTACATCTTCAAGGACCAGACTCAGGAGGAGCAGTACGCCGGCATGAAGATCCGCCAGGGCACCTTCAGCTTCGACCCGAAACGGAACAGCCAGATCGAGCTCGACTTCGTCGCCAAAGCGATGCTCCAGGTCGCGGTCACGGCGCCGACGTTCCCGGGGACCTCGACCTACGTCGCCGGCCACCAGCTGAGCTGCGAGATCGACGACGTCGTCCGGAAGTTCGACTCGGCCACCCTGACGATCAACAACGCCCTGGACGACGACAAGCGCGTCCTGGGCAGCAAGAACATCGACGAGCCGGTCCGGGCGGACATGGTCGAGGTCACGGGCGAGGTCACGGTCGACGCCGTCCAGGCCGATCTGACGAAGTTCCTGGCCGGCACGCTCTTCAAGCTCGAGTTCAACCATACCGGTGCCGTGCTCGGGACCGGGAATTACAAGCTGAACTTCCTGATGAACAAGTGCCGGCTCGTGAGCGACCCGATCAAGGTCGATGCCCCAGGCATCGTGAAGTCGACGCTCGCCTTCGAGGCGCTGCTGCCGACCACGGGCCTGGCCGACATGCTATCGATCCTGGTCAGCACGAGCGAGTCGGTCATCGCGTAACGCAACGAAGGAGGACACGATGTCGGAGAACAACGGGGCCGGTCGTCTGACCAGCGCCGACGAGCTGCTGGCCCAGTCCCGGAAGGTCGTGGAGCTGCCCGACGGCATCACCGTGGAGATCCGCCGGGTCGGGAAGGCGAAGCTCGCCCAGATCATCCGGGGCATCCCGGACGTCAGCGCGCTCGCGCGCCTGAAGGATCAGGACGAGAAGGACACCGACGAGCGATCATCCGACCAGAAGCTCGCCGCCGGCGAGGCGATCGGTCGAATGATGGAGGGGGTCATCCTGGCGAGCGTGCGCTCTCCCCAGCTCAGCGCCGACGGGTCCACCGGCCCGAGCCCGAGCGACTTCTCGCCCGAGCAGCAGGGCATCCTCTTCCGCGAGATCCTGGCGCTGTCGCGGTTCAGCCAGGAGGTGGGAGAGGGGGTGCTCCCTTTGTCCAAGACCGCCGGGTGATGGAGGGGCTCGACTCCATCGCGAAGCGGTACGGGGTCCTGCCGTCTCAGGTGCTGGCCGTCGAGGACGAATACGTCGCCATGACGATCGACCTGTGGGCCCACAACTGGGGCGTTCAGAAGGACGCGCACGACATGCGCGAGGCACAGCGGCGCAGGGGACGACGTGGCCGATAAGAAGCGCTCCGTCAGCATCATCATCCAGGCGCGCAACGACGCGAGCAAGGCCCTCAACTCGGTCCTGAGCTCGCTCTCCTCGTTCGCCGGCATCGCCATCGGCGTCACGGCGGCCGCCGGCGCCATGTCCATCGCGTTCAAGAAGGTCGTCGACGCCGCCTCCGAGCAGGAGAAGTCGGACGTCGCCCTCGCCCAGGCGCTCACGACCGTCGGCCAGAACACCGAGGCCACCCGTGCGGACCTCGGCGCCTTCATCGACGAGATGGAGGATCTGACCAAGGTCAACGACGAGACCATCTCCTCCGTCCTCTCCCTTCTGACGCAGTTCGGCCGGCTCCGGGGGGAGGGCCTGAAGCAGGCGACCCGGGCGGTCCTGGACTATTCGGCCGCCACAGGGACCGACGCCGTCACGGCCGCCACCCAGCTCTCGAACGTCATCGTCAAGGGGACCGGCCGCCTCGCCGGCATCAACACCAAGTTCGCCGAGGGGGCAACATCGGCTGAGCGCTACAACCAGGTCATCCGCCAGCTCCAGAACCTGCACGGCGCGGCCGAGGCCAAGGGGAAGACATTCGAAGGCGCGCTGGCGCAGATCGGCATCGAGTTCGAGCGCCTCGAGGAAACGATCGGCAAGAACATCATCGAGAGCGAGGCCTTCCGCACGGTCATCGAGGTGTTCTCGGGCCTGATCAAGGCGGCGACCGGCATCGTGAAGGAACACGGGGGCACCTTCCGGGAGCTCATCACGCTATGGGCCCAGGGGGCCATTTTCATCACCCGGCTGGGGGTGCAGTTCGCCACCTGGGAGGTCCAGCTGATCGAGAGCAACATCCGGGCGGCCGAGTTCGTCGTGACGCTCGGCACCCTGGTGACCGCCCTGGGCGCGGTCGCCGCAAAGAAGCTCGGCTTCGACGCAGAGGGCATCGCTCGGGCCGCCGCTGGGATGGCCAAGATACTCCCGGACCTCGAGAGGGCACGGGCTCTCGTGGGGGGCTTGGGCGATGCCGGCGAAGAAGCGCTCAAGGCCCTGGACGACGCCCTCAAGAATCTGAAGACCGGGACCGTCGGGGTCGGGAAGGTAGTGCCGCAGGTGGGCACCGATCTGCAGACCGTCACCACCGCAGCCGAGGCCCTGGACGAGGTGATGAAGCAGCTCGGCGGCCCCACGCTCGAGCAGCTCGAGAGGCAGGCCGGGGCGGTGGATCGTGCTCTGTCCCTGGTCGCCGAAGCCCAGGAGACGAGCGCCAACCCGGAGCAGTACGACGCCATCATCGAATCCCTCATTCAGATCACCGAGCAGACCCAAGGGTGGATAACGGACCTGACTGCGGCCGCCGGTGCCACTTCCAACGTGAGCTCGGTAATGCGTGATGTCGAGCTGGCCGCTGGAGAAGCCGCGACGCAAGGTGCCCTGCAGCTAGGCGATGCGCTCATAGATGCGGCCATGGGCGCGAAGGTTGCCTTCTCTCAGTTTCTCAAGCGACTGCTGGCCGATATGGCGAAGGCCATCGCGAAAGCGCTCATCCTGCGGGCCATTCTAGGGATCGCGACGAGCGGCGGGAGCGAGATTGCTGGCGGGGCCGCCGGAGCCGGGGGCGCCAGCATCGGCGGCGGCCTTGTATCCGCCGCCGAAGGAGGACTCGTCACCGGAGGGATTCTTGGTCGTGATTCCGTAGCCGCGATGCTCATGCCAGGAGAGGTTGTCCTGCCGCGCAATCTCGCGCAGAACTTCGACGCGCTCGCTGAGCAGGCTGGCGATGCGAGGCGACCGCGGTCCATGGGGCGATCCTCGGACGTATCGTCCGTCATCGCCCAATTCAATCTTCACGTCCTCGACAAGCAACGTGTCGTGCGGGATTTGATCGACGCCTTCAACGAGGCCGTGGAGAGGAAGGGGTATCGGTTGGTGTCGTCCGAGGTGCGGACGTGAGAGCCAGCTCCTTCAGCGCAGCCAGGTGCGCCTTTTCCTTCTGGCACTCTTCGGGTGTGCGATGCGTGTGATGCCGCCAATCGCCGCCGGCCTGGAAGTTCGCGGAGCCGACCTCGACGACGCTTCGGGTCTCGTCCTGCCTCACGACGGCGAGCGCCGAGCAGGCAGGCACGGTGTGGGAGCAGCCCGTCAGTTCAGAGCCATACGGAAGCCCCCATACCGGTCCGACGCCGAACAACGAGCCAAGCATCGCAATACCGACGAAGCTGCCGGTGCTTGGGACCAGGCAGAGATCGACCGGAACATATCGGAGCGGAGGTCCTTCGGACAGCCGGCATCGCAGCTGCGTCTCCTTGCCATCGCGCAGGACCGTGAGCCGCACGATCTGGCGAGGGCGCTTGCCGGTCAGCTCTCGTGTCATATCGGCCGTTCCCAGAATCTTCATGCCATCCATCTCAATGACCAGATCGCCGGATCGCAGGTAGTCCATATCGGTCTCGCTCGTGGGCAGGGAGCTGCTGTTCAGCCTCGGGACGGGCATGCCATCGACGATGAAGGCTCCACGGCTCTTGGGCGTGCCGAAGACGTCCTCCAGGCCGGGCGGAATGTCAGTCATGAAGACGCCCAGGACTCCACGGGGCTCGAGCTCATCATCCGCTCGCAGGGGATGGGGCAATACGACGATGAGAGATGCGAGGCCCATAACGCATGCAGCAATTCGTTCAACAGTCATTCGACCTCCTTCTCAGTCAACTGCCTCCAGGTTGGTCCAGTAGCCCTGCACGTTGCCTCGTCGTCTGACTTTAACCAGCCCGGAGAAGATAGCAGTATCCACGGTGAACACGACCTCACCCTTCTTGAAGAGGGTGCATTCACCGTTGACGATGCCGGCGGCAAGTCCACGATTGAAAGCCTCACGGTCTCCCTGAGCCGAAAAGCGCGTGAGCTGACCGAAATATTCTCGATCGGCGCAGCCAGGCCACTGGTTTACGGATATCCGATGGGATCCATCGCTCGGCGTGTTCTGCGTGATCTGAGCATCGGGCCGCTTTTCGTGCTTGGGCGCCGGCGCCGGTTCCTCGGTGGGACGAGGCATCTTGCGCAGCTCCCTTGCGGCCCACACCACGACGAACAGGGCGATGCCCATCGCAACGACGACCTTCTTCATGCGGAAGCCTCCTCCCTGGCTGACGGTATGTGTCGGAATCGTACGCCCATGAGGCGTTGCGCGCAACCAGTTTCGGAGGCCGCCTGATGCGCATCAACCCGGGGGACGGGGGCGGGGGTGGTGGCGGCGGGACAGGACCGACGCCGGGCCAGCAGGCCGTGGCGGCGCGCCGGCTGCGGGGACCTGGCCATCGCCGAGGAGAGGGTCAGCGTCGTGACGCCGGCGGGCGAGTACCTGACGCCGGCGCCCGTGCAGATCAAGGGCGGCAACGCGACGGTCGAATACGACCAGGTCAACCGCGTGACGGCCATCACGCTGGCCGACGTCCTCCTGTCAGGGCTGGCGGGGGACCGCCCGACCTCGCCGGCGAACCCCTGTCTCTACATCGCGACGGACACGGGGGCGCACTCGAGCTGGGACGGTGCCACCTGGAGGACGATCTAGTGCTGAGACTTCTGCTTGTCGTGGTGGCGTCTGCCATGGCGTCTGCCATGCCTTACATCATGGCAACCGGCACAGAGAGTAACGCCATTCGAGACCGTGAATCTCAGGTCTGGAGCCGCCTTCCACGACATGAGGTGATGGGCGGCGAGCCTCTCCGTGGATCCGCAATCCTGGCAGGAGTGCCCATCCCGATCGAGTACGGCCCTCCTCCACCGCTTCTGCTCCGCCCTGAAACGGTTTCGCTCGCGGTGGAGCGTATGTCCATCGATCCAGCGCGTGGAGTCTGGGCCGACCATGCCCTTCTGCCTAGAGGATCGGCTGCAATAGGTCTTTCGAAATGTTCGCCTGGCGAAGACCTGACCACAATGCCTGCATGCGGGCCTGGGCGCTCGCATGGACCAGCAAGCCTTCGAGCAGAACTTCGAAGTGAGCGCCCTATATCTGTGTTGAACATACGGACGCATGCAGACCGTGCAAGCGAGAACGATCCGCGCACGGGGCGGCCGGTAACGGTGGGATGCGGCGGGCGGTGGATCCAGTTCGGACATTCACGGATTCTACTCCCGGAGGGCGACTAGCATTTTCGATATCACCTACAGCGACGGCGAGAAGACCTGGCGGCAGAGGGGCCAGTGGGAGGACCTGCCGGCCGACCGCGTCCAGGTCGTCGACTACATCCAGGCGGACGGCGATCGCGTGCGCCTGGCGGGGTTCGATTCCTACTACCTGGCCGGCCTGCTGTGGGGGGGAACGTACGACGAGAAGGGGATCTGGGCGGTGGACGGCTGGCGCTACGAGTTGAGGCCTGGAGAGCGGGCGCGCCTGGTGCGCGCCTCCGGCGAGGTTCCGGAGGGAGCGCTGGTCAAGCGTGGCTCCCTAATCCCCGACGACCTGGCCGCGACGATCGGTCTGAAGGCGGACTGGCGACTGTACTACGACGCACGCCGGGCCGCGATGGGGGCATAGATGGGGCAGATACAGGTCCCGCCGGACAGTACGGGGAAAATCATCGACACCTCGACCGTCTCCGGGAAGGAGCGGCAGATCGTCCAGATCGGGGGCTCCCAGGCGGCCGGCCAGGCTGTCGAGCCCATCAACACAGCGCCGGCGGGGAGCGAGTATGCTTCGCCCGTCCGGAACATCCCGTCCGGGACGCAGCCCGTATCGGCTGCCGCGCTCCCCCTGCCGGCCGGTGCGGCCACGGACGCCACGGTGGCCGCGATCACAGCGGCGGTCGCCGCGGCGCTGAACGAGCCGATCAGCAGGCAGAACGAGATCCTGCTGGGCATCCTGCGCGAGCTCAAGACCCTGCGGCTGGGGTTCAGCCGGGACGTACGGGACATGCCCGGCGACAACGACAATGAAATTGACGTGACGACCACGAACTAGGAGGAGCGCCCATGCTGTCAGAGCTGATCATCCGCAGGATCGCCAAGGCCACCAGCCGTCTCGAACACCGGGGCACGCCCCTCGGGAGCCTCGGGATCGCGCAGACCGAGCTGGAGCAGCTCGAGCTGGCGCGCAGCGGCCGCATGTTCCACGGAGGCCTCCAGCTCGCGGCCAATGGCATCGCGCCGGACACGGCCCTGCCGACGACCACGGCGAAGCTCGCCCTGTACAATTCGGCCTCGGACGGCGGCAGGATCCTGTGCATCGATCACCTGCACGTCTTCGTGGTCTCGGGCACGCCGGCCGCAGGGCTGACCCTCTGGGTCTGCATCTCCAACGGCAAGCTCGCGACGGCCGTCGGCGCCATGGCGACGGGGTTCGGGGCGGGGCCGACCAATGGCCAGGCGGCCGCAGCCTCTTTCGCGCGGTGGGGCACGGCGGTGACTCTGCCCGCCGGGACGATCTGGTCCTCGAGTGGCGGGAGCTTCCAGCTGGCCGCGGCGAACTTCGGGCAGAGCGACCAGCCCTTCGAGGTGCGCGGCTCCCTGGTCATCCCACCGGGGTACGCGATGGGCGTGGCGATCCTCTCCGGGGCGGGCACCACGCCTCTGTATGGCGTGAGCGCGCGCTGGGCTGAGGTGGAGACCGACGTCGAACCGTAGTGCAGGCAGGGACCACCGTGACGCATGAGTCTCGCAACCTGGCTGTTCTGGTGGTGGACCGGGCCGACGCCCGACGCGCCGCCGGCCACCCGGGGGCGATGGAGATGGACGCTCGATGACGAGGACAGCGACCTGGCGGGTCCCGCGCCCACCCTCTACAACCGGAGGCTCCTGCACTTCCCGGACAACGAAGGCACGTTCCTCGTTACCATCGCGTTCGGCGCCACCGAAGCCGGCTACTATTTTTCGCCGGCAGGCCAGCCTGGAAACAGCTTCTGGCCCGGAGGGCTTCTCTGGACCGTCCAGGTCTACGTCTTTGTGGCGAACCCGAACATCAGCTTGCAGGTGGGGTTGTACCGGTATGACGGCGAGGGGAATCCGGTTGAGGCCTATGCCGCCGGATCGGCGCCCCAGAGCCTCGGGACGACCGGCGCGAAGGTCTTCACCGGTTTCACGCTCGACCAGTTCGCCGCCCCGAAGCCGACGCCCGGACACCGCTTGCGCCTCCTGCTGCTGTTTGACAGGCCGCCAGTCAAGAGCACGGGCGACGTCACGCTCGGCTTCGGTGACCCGGAACGCGACTTCGTTGAGGTCCCGATAGCCATGGGCGCCACGCAGATCAACTGGAACGGCAACACCTTGGTCTTCCCGGGCCCGCTCACGGACTATCTGCGCAAGCTCCGGAGCGACGGGGAGACGGACGTCAGCGGGGGCGGCGTGGTGGCGGGGCTGCTGCACCACTACTACTTCCAGGTTCAGGCGCAGCTCGCCAGGTTCACGGACGCCCAGTTCCGCAGTGACCTCGAGGCGTTCTGGAGCTGGGCCGAGCAGCGCAAGCAGTTCGCCTTCGCCCTGGACGCCGCCGACGTCGTCGACCTGGTGCTCAACGGCAGCGCCGCGGCCGGCCAGAAGGACATCCCTCTGGCCGACACGTCCACGGTCGTGGTGGGCAAGGAGTACCGCCTGCGCGAGGCGGCGGGGCCCGAATTCGAGATCATCAAGGTGGCGTCGATCGTGACGAACGTGAAGGCGGTGGCGCAGAGCAACCTGAAGTTCGGATACGTCTCGGGGGACAGCTTCCGGTCCCCCGACTACTTCCCGAAGATGGTGGCGCTGGACGCCGACGAGCCGGTCATCGAGCACCCGACCAACTGGACGCTCGAGCTCCTGATGCGCGAGGACAAGGGCTGATGGTCTTCAACCCGAACGCCAACTGGACGGCCCGCACGCTCGCCGCGGCGAAGAACCCGGTGTACTACATGGCGATCGAAGGGCTGACCACCAAGCACTTCTCGACCGGCCCAGTCCGCGCCGCCGCCGTCACGAAGAAGCCGCTCCTGCGGGTCCCGGACAATATCGCCCAGAAGCTCTTCCAGCTCCAGGGGAAGGCCTCGCTCAACACGATCTCCTTCGAGCTGACCGAAAAGGATGGGGAGATCCTGGACCTGATCGCCACCGACAAGAACAGCCCGACTTTCCCGACCCTGCTGAACCGGGCCGTGACGCTGTACTCGGGGTACGCCGACCTGAACGAATCGGACTATGCCCCGGTCGGCTTCGGCCAGATCGACGCCGTCGAGATGACCGACAACGGCCTGGCGGTGAAGTTCTCCCTGGTCGACCTGAGGCGACACCAGAACGATGACATCTTCGAGAACGCCTCGGCCAAGCAGTCCGTGGCGGTCAACACCAAGCTGGCGGCCGATGCCGCGGCGGGGGCGACGAGCATCACGGTCCTGGACGCCACCGACATCTCGGGGCCCTCGAACGATCAGGGCAGCGTGGGGGATGGCCTCTACCTGGGGCCCTCGAGCGACGGGGGCTACACCGGCCAGGAGGAGAAGGTGACGGTGCACACGGTGAACGGCAACGTCCTCGGGCTGGAGATTCCACTGACCAAGGCCTTCAAGGCCGGGGACGAGGTGCGGTGGCCGACCAGCGTCATCGAGGGGAATCCCATCAACATCCTCTATACAGTGCAGACGGGGGACTTCTCGAACGGCACCTTCCCTCTGACCAAGAAGCGGGGGGAGCTGACGGGCATGGGGATCGCCGCCGGGTTGATCGATGGGGCCGGGCTGCAGAAGGAGCGGGACCGGGCCTACGACTGGGAGATCTGGCGCTTCGAGATCAAGGAGCCGGTCCCGGCGTTCAAATTCCTCGAGCAGCAGATCTACCGTTTCCTGGGTTACCCCAGAACGACGATCGACGGGAAGCTCTCCTTCCGGCTCTGGCGGGCCGCCTGGCCGGACGACGCAGAAGTGGGCCTGCCGACCCTCCTGAAGAGCGACATCCTGCGGTGGCGCTGGCGGCGGGCGCACGAGCTGCACGTCAACCGCTGCGTCCTGGGGGTGGAGCTGGACCCGGAGACCGGCGAGCCGCAGTCCCGGACGACGGTCGAAGACGCGGCCGACCAGGCTGCCACGAAGGAGACGATCTCCTTCGAGGAGGACAACACCGGTTTCCGGGATGCGTTCAGGGGGGCGCGGATCGCCGAGGCCGTGGGCGCGGTCGTCCTGCGGCGCTACGTCGTACCGCCACCCCAGATCGAGGTCTGGTGTCCGCTGACGAAGCGGGCCTATGAGCTGGGGGAGGACATCGCTCTGACGCACGACGAGATCCCGAACACCCGGACGGGGACCCGGGGCCTCTCGGGCGAGCGTCTGGAGATCGTCGAGCGCGAGGAGATCTTCGCGGCCGGGGAGGTCCGGTTCGTGCTGCAGACCGGAAACTACTCGCGGCCCGCCTGGATCGGCGAAGACGGCGGGGCGACCGATTACAACTCGGCCACGGATGCCGAGAAGGAATCCGCCTGGATCGCTCCCGACTCCGGGAACTTCCTGATCGACGGCCTTGAGCCGTACGAGATCTGCTGATGGCCTATTCCGCCTTCACCGACGCCGAGACCAACGCCCGGGCCAAGCTGCGCCAGGCGTTCTTCAAGAAACTCAAGGACAACGACGCCTTCCACAAGAGCCGGGTCGACCAGCTGTATTCGGGGCTCCGCTTCTTCGATCATTTCAACTGGCGGACCGACACGAACAACCGGTCCTGGGGCGCGCCGGATGGCGAGGGGGCCACCCTCGGCGGCGGCAATGGGAATTTCGGATGGGTCGGGTTCAACGAGAACGATAGCCTCGTCGACGCCAACTATAACCCGACGAGGCCGGCCTTCTCCGTGGCCAGGTTCACCGTGGGAACCCTCGGCGCCAACTGGGCCGCCTGGTATTCATGCTTCGGACTGCAGTTCGACCAGGTAACTGCGCCCCTGATCTTCGAGGCGCGCTGCAAGCTGAGTGTCGACGGGGCCCCCATCTACGGGATCCGGGAGATGCGGGACGAGAACCCACGGCTCACCGACCGCAACGGCATCTGGATCGAGCGCGCCGATGCCACGAACTGGAGGGCGGTCTCCTACAATGGCTCCCGGAACAATGGTGTGAACTGGACGAAGCCGAGCATCGGGACCTGGTTCGTCCTGCGGTTCGAGTGGACCGCCGGCCAGGTCCTCATCAAGGTCGACGGAGTCACGAAGGACACCCTGACGTCGCAGCTGCCGGTCTCGACGGTGCTGCATGCTTTCTTCGCGGCCTCACAGAACCCGAGCACCTGCAATCATGACTTTGATCGGACCGAGCTGGCGGCCGACGGCTTGGCCGACGCGGCCTAGGGGGAAATGCTAGAGTCCTGAGGACGTACCACGCCGGCGGGGTTCGCGGCCTCGCCGGCCATGACCGAACCAATCGAAGGGGGCCCGTTGCGGGGCGCAACACCCGTGACGGGCCTCTTTCTTTTGGACCGAGGAGCGATGATGAAGAGGCTCGAAAAGGCCCTGGTCTACATCGCCCTGACCGCCCTGGTGCTGTTCTGCCTGGCCCGGGTCGCGCCGGCGGACCTCTCAATCACGCGGGACATCCTGCAGGGACGCAGCTGGATCTTCAGCAAGGTCCAGACGTTCAATGGCGGCGTGGCCACGCCAGCGAAGATCGGCACGGACTACACGCTTACCAACCCGACGACTGCGCCGACGGCCGCCATTAGCGCCGCGGGCGGTAGTTGCAACACAACGCAGACGTGGCGCTTTTATACAGCCTGGGCCAATCTCGCCGGCGTGACGGCCCTGAGCCCTGCAAGCGCGGATCACACTGGTCAAAGCTTGAGGCGCGCGGACGTCACGCGCACGCAAACCGTGCCGGCCGGGGCCCTCGGGTGGATCGTTTATTACTCGGGATCCGCAGATGGCCACGCCGCTAAAAAGACTTGCCTATCCGGATCGCTAGACTCGGTTCTCGTCGCATCGGGGACGAGTCTTTATGCCTGCAGTTGTTCCTCCTCTGGGACCGTGCATCCTGGCACGAACCAGACGGGTTTCAAGGCGAAGATTGACCTAGACATCGTCAACGGAACGATCCGGTCCGGCTCCGTAGGCTCGACTATCGGGAGCGCCTTGGAGGGGGTTCATTCTCTCGACCTAACTGGCGCCACGCTGAAGTACGACGGAGCTACTGTCGGGCAGGCTGTGCGCGTCGTGACGATCGCAACATCGGGCGGGAACTATTCCGATCTCAATGCTGCATGCGCCGCAGAAACATCCACAGCGGCCCTTCCGATTATCTACAGCGTCGGACCTGGGAGCTACACCGGCCAAGTTTCATGCTCCGGGGAGGATCATGCGACCTTCAGGGGAGCGGGGGCTGGCGTCACGATCCTCTTGGCGCTGAACGTGAACGGAGCGGATGGCACGTTCAAGCCGGGGACAAGTACCAACTACGTCTTCGAGGGCTTCACCGTCCACGGACATCGTTCCTTCTACGCAGACATGGCTGGTGTCGGTGGCGGGCAGATAGTCATCCGACACAACGAGTTCACCAATGAGCAGACGGACTCCGATGAGGACTCCGTTTTCATGGATAATCCCGTCGCGAACTCCCGTCTGTTCATCGAGTACAACCGCTCCCTGGCGGCCGTCGACGGTTTCACCTTCGGAGCCGGCCTCGGAAACATGGAGGTCTATTCCCGCGGCAACACGATGCTCAACGCCGCCACCAACACGGGTAGCAGTCGCCCGTTCCGATTCGCGTCCGACCCGTGTCTCTTCGTGAGCAGCGGGGACACAATCAATTTCGTTCAGGGGCTCGCGACTCCCTACGCGATCAATGGCTATTACTTCACCGGCGAACAGAGCGGGGATTGTTCCGGCACGTCGCGGGTATTCATAAACGGAGCAACATCGTTCATTCGCAACACATCCTCTAATCAGGCTAACTCAAGCGCCAACTTTTTGTGGGCCGAGGCTGCTGCCGGCGTGGACGAGTACTACCTCTCTGGCGTGACAGCCCTTACGCAAGCGAGCGACGTGGACGATACGACTGTCCAAGGCGTGGTCATCAATTCCACGGCCGCCAGCGTGATGAACGTTGTCGGTGGCTTCTACCGATCCACGGGTGGCTTAAGCAATCGCGACTTCTTCTCGAACGATGCGGCGGCCCAGATCAATCTTGTCGGCGTGGATTATCTGAGCGCAAATACTGGAAGTGCCCGCGAACATGCTTCCATGCGACAGACCATCATCTCCACGGCCCCATCGACCTGCAACATCGGCGACACCTACATGGACAGCTCCGGGGCCTTCTGTGTCTGTACTTCGACAAACACTTGGTCGAATACGGTGAGCGTCGGGGGCTGCGTCTGATGCGCCGCCGCCTCTTCTGCCTTGTGCTCGCGCCCCTGGTCTGGTCCTGGGATCCGGTCACGCTCGACTGCAAGGGGAACCCGGAGCCGGCGCCCGTGACGTACACCGTAGTCCAGGCCATGGTCGAGCCGGCCGCATGGCGAGAGGACTGCGCGAGGGACCCGGAGACCGGCGAAGAGGCGTGCATCTGGAACATCGTCTACTGGCCGGCGGTCCTGGTTGGGGAGGACGAGCTCGTGGAGCCGCGCTATCCGGACGATGCCGTCTACGCGCCGCCCCTGGGAGGCGTGACGTTCTGGGAACCCGGGGTCAAGGACGCGGCGGGCAATATTAGCGGGGCCCCCTGCCTATGATCAAGAATCCCTCGAGGCTCCTCGAGAATTGCCCGCCGGGCACCCATCAGGCCCACAGTCTCCGCGTGCTCGAACACTTCCTTCTGAACCCGCTGGGTGAGGTTTGGGACGTCATGGTCACGAGCGCCTACCGCAGTATGACGCAGCAGGCGGGGCTTTATGCGCTTGACGAGGCGAGGTCCGCCCGGAAGGCGAAGGGGATCTCCCAGCACGTCCTGGGGGAGGCGATCGACGCCGTCCCGGAGCGCAAGGGCCTGACCCCCGAGCAAGCCCTTGAGGAGTGCTTCCTCTGGTGCGTGGAGCACCTCCGCCCCTGGCAGGCCATCCTCGAGTATAAGGGCAGCCGGCCTGAGTGCATCCACCTATCGATCCCGAGCGAGCGCCCGGAGATCGTCCAGAAGCGTCTGCTCTTCTACGACGGCCTATGGCGGAACTACGATGGGACGCTCCCGGGAGCCGCGGTATGAAGCAGGCCCTCGAGCGCCTCCGGCACGTCAGTGCCCTCATCGACGTGCTCGACAACGCGAACGCGAAGCTCGATCTCCAGACCGGCCTCATCGTCGCCTCGCTGGAAGGAGAGATCCTCTACATGAGCCCGGGCGCCTGTCAGATTTTCGAGCACGGATCGAAACTCGGCACCGGGGAGAACCTCGAGATGCTGATGCCGGAACGATACCGCGCGGGGCATCGGGAAGGACTTAGACGCATCGCGGCCGGAGAGACGAGTCGGCTCGTCGGTCGGAACCTGTCGCTCGTCGGCCTGAGGCGAGACGGGAAGGAGATCCCCATCATCCTCAAGGTCGAGGTCCGGGATGGCGGGGAGCTCGGCCCCCTCCTGACTGGCCGCGTCTACGTGCACCCCGACGTGGATCGCTCGATCCTGCTGGCCGTCGAAGGGACGCGCGGTGGACGTTGATGTCAGGGGTCCATGGAGCGAGTACCGGAGGCTGGTCCTGGCGAGCCTCACGGAGATCGGCGGGCGCCTGGACAAGATCGAAGTGCGGCTCAGCAAGATCGAGGAGGGCATGACGGTGCAGAAGGTGAAGATGGGGATGATCTCCGCGGCCACCGGGGCCCTGTTCGGGGCTGCCGTCGCGGCCCTCGTGAGATGGGTGGTGCCGTGATCGACGCGCCGCTCCGAGCGTTCGCCGTGGGGATCGTGGCCAGCGAACTGATGCAGTGGGGATTCTGGCTGCGCAAGAACCCGGGCGGGCCGCGGCTCGGCTACTTTAGCGCTCAAGCAGCCACCCTGATCGGCAACATGGGGGTTAATGGGGCCGTCTGCTACCTCTGGGCCCAGGGGGGGCTCGACGTCGCCCTCGAGTGGATCGCGCAGGTCGTGCCATTCCTGGGGGCCTCCGACTGGGCGACCTCCGGGATCCCATACACGCCCCAGATGGGTCTATGGCTGGGGTGCATGTCCGACTTCTTCGGCGATGACCTCGCCTACAACCTGGTCGAGGTCATGCGCATCCGCCTGGAACGCCTGCTTGGCAAACCGTCCGCCACGCCGCCGCCGGCGGCACCATAGGAGGTCCCATGAAGGAGAAGCTGAAGTCCAGGAAGCTCTGGGTGACGATCGCCTCGATTCTGCTGGGAGCGCTCTTCCCCGCGTCGATCCCGCTCCTGACCATCCTGACACCGACCTACGTGGGCGGCCAGGCGCTCGTCGACGCGGCCGCAGCGCTGAAGGCTATGAAGAGCTGATGCGGGCGCTGGCCTGGCTCACGTTCGCCCGCTACCGGCTCCGCCTGGCGAAGCGGGCTCTCTTCCCCGGGCGGATCCGGCATTACGGTGACGACGGGACGATCCACCGCACCGGGGAGGTCGACGTCGAGCTCCATGACGGGAAAGTCGTGGCCGTTTGGTTCCGGTGTTGCCTGTTGCCGTTCACGCAGCACGACGTCGACGGGGGCCGAGCGCGGGAGATGCTTGCTTGCAACCGGGGGCTGCCCAAGATCACCGCCATCGACTTCGTCGACCCGCCCACGGCGGCCGCGAGTACGCCGCCCGCCCAGACGCCATGGCGCGGCTGGCCGCCTCCTTGAAGCATGAAAGGCCGTCCAGGACATGCAGATGCCCCGGAAATCCGCGCCAGACTGTTCATGCGGCCCAAAGCATAAATCGCATTCCAGCCACGCATCGGACACCCCCAAAATAGTGCTTGACAAGTCGGGTACGGGGGCCGATACTCCGCCACGTCACGGCAGGAGTAACGAGCGATGCATGCGATATCCATCAGACGGAATGGGACCCCCGGCGGAGTCGGACTCCTGCCGGACGCCCGCCTCGACATCCTCGGATGGCCGGGGGCTCCCAGCTTCTGGTTGACTGGCGCGGGTTCTGGCGGTACATACCCGGAAACAATGCTCGGGGGGGGCAACGCGTGTTTGAGCGCTGGCGCAGAGGCCACATGTCCACCCCTGCCGATTCGTTTGCCGTCCGCTCGGAAGAGTTCCTGGCCTATGCGGTCATTTACACCCGGGACCGCCGCACCGTCATGTCGAATGTCCGGATCCTCAAGCGCCACCTCGGCGACCTGTCGATCACGGCGATCGGCAAGAAGGAGATCCAGGCCTTCATCGCGGCCCGGCTCGGATCAGGCGTCGGCCGCCCGACGATCAACCGGAACCGGTCCTGCCTATCGGCCTTCTTCACCTGGGCGATCGAGGCCGGCTATCACCCGGGCCCGAACCCCGTCCGCCTGGTTCGGAAGTTCCGGGAGACTCGGGGGCGGCTGCGTTACCTTTCCACCGATGAGTACGACCGCCTGCGGCTCGCCGCGGCCCATCATCTCAAGAAGATCCTGGTGGCGGCGGTGCATACAGGAGGCCGACTCAGCGAGCTCCTGGGGCTGTGCTGGGGCGACATCGACCTCGAGCACGGGGTCCTGTACTTCCGGCGCGAGACGACCAAGAACGGCAAGGAGCGCCAGGTCCCCATTCACGACGACCTCGCGGCGGTCCTGCGGGACCTGCGGCCCGGACGGCCGAGCGAGCCGGTCTTCGAGTACGGCGGCAAGGCCCTCCGGAGCGTCCGGACGTCCTTCGAGAGCGCGCGCCTCAAGGCCGGGCTCAGCGACGACGTCGTCTTTCACACCCTGCGCCACACCTTCGCCAGCTGGTACATCGAGAACGGCGGAGACCCGAAGCGGCTGCAGGAGTACCTGGGGCACAGCTCGCTCGAGCAGACGCTTATCTACATCCACCTGTCACCGCTGTTCCGGAGCCAGGGGGTGCGGTTCATCGGGCCGCCCCGCGTCCGAAGCGTGGAGGACGACGACCAGCCCTAAGCCGTGCTCCCGACGTCATGCCCCTGGTGATCGGTGTCCCTATGGACTTTCTACGAATCCGAAGGTCGCAAGTTCGAGTCTTGCTGGGCGCACCACCCTGCCGGACCTTCGGAATCGGTGCTCCATGCGTCGGACCCCCCGCGCGATGCGCGCGCAGGTGGGGGGGGACGCGTCGGTCCCCGTATCCGATGCGTGGCGGATCACCGATTCTGTACCGGCTTTTGAACCCCTAGATTTACTCGTGCGTCGAGCACCGGACTCCCACTCCGGTGCTCAGGTACTGACCGTATTTGCACGTACGTACGTCCGGGTGTTCGCCGGAGAACACGTTTCAGATCGTGCACGTCGCTCCTTCGTGATGGCCCGCCGCCCCGCCCCCGCGTTCCCCGCCCAAATCGCCGTCTCGCGGCTGTCGTGCGCGCCGGCGCCTCGAGTCGGTGGGTCGCTGCAGTGCAATACGTGTGCCCGGGCAATCCGCAGCACCGGGGCGGCGGGCCAGGAGGTGCGGCGTGCAGCGTGAGGACCTGCGAGCCGACGTCAGCCGCCGCATGGGGGAGGTCTACGGCCGCATCGCCGCGGTCGAGCTCGCGCTGCAGCTGATGGACGAGGCGGCCACCCGGGCTCGCGACGAGGCGTTCGCCGAGGTCGCTCTCCACTTGAAGCACCTGGTCGAGGCGGCCGCGCTCAAGGATCCGGCCGAGCGCCGGCGCAAGGCCGAAGCCGTCCTGGCGCAAATCAGCGCGGACATCGGGAACGAGGAGAAGCTGTCCCGGCGCCTCGCCGAGGCCCAGGCCGACGGCTTGCGCCAGGCGATCGGGGTCTTCGTGCGCCAGGCGATCGCGCGGGGCCATCGCAACAGCCAGGACCATCGGACGGTCAACGGGCTCATAACCCACATAGCCGGGTTCGACTCCCGGGGCAGGCACCAGCTGCGTCCCTCCCGCTTGCGGAGTCTCTACAGGCGGACCCCCTCCAGAGGGCGCGGCGCGTCCGTTCCGGTTTCACGGGCTGCCGGGACGGGCGCGCCATCACGTGCGCGTCACCTGACGCAACCGGCCCGGGCGGCCGTCCCGCCCGCGGGTCTCTCACCAGGGATCCGGATCGTCGAGCTACCGCCGGCGATCAGCTCTGTAGGCCGCCCCGTGACGAATGAGATCGCCCGCGGGGCGGCCCTGAGGGAATCGTGAACGAAACCAAGCACACGCCAGGTCCATGGGGCCTTACAGAGCATACGGGGCCGCGCGACATCACCTGCAGGCGAAAGCACTGGCAGGTCAGCCAGACGCTCGGTGGGCAGCGCGGGGTGGCGATCGTGTTCGGGCCTGAGGCAGGACCGAACCCGACGGGCGCCAACGCCCGCCTCGTGGCCGCCGCCCCCGACCTTCTCGCCGCGCTGGAGGCCGCACAATGCTCCTGCTCCATCTCTGAACGTGAGAGCGGGCACATCACTGGGTGCTGGATGCCTGACGCTATTGCCGCCATCGCGAAGGTGAAATCGTGACGGCGCCGCTGTTGAGGCCCGAGCTCGAGGCGCTCCCGCCGCGGATGCGCCGGCTGCCCGTCGACGACCGCGGCTATCCGGTCCCCTGGTTCCTCGCCTGGGTCGGGGGAAAACCCGAGTTTCGAGCGATGGATCCGAAGAAGTTCGTCCTGGCCGTGCGCGAGCGGCGCTGCTGGGTCTGCGGTCATCCGCTCGGCGTCTACCTGGTCTTCGTCGTCGGGCCGATGTGCGGCATCAACCGCACGACGTCGGAGCCACCCTCGCACCTCCAGTGCGCCCAGTGGTCGGTGCGGAACTGCCCGTTCATGAGCCGGCCGCAGATGGTCAGGCGCGAGGACGAGCTGACCAGGTCGTGCGAGGCGAACGTCGCCGGCGACATGATCAAGCGGAACCCGGGGGTCACGCTCCTATGGGTCTGCAACGACTACGGCGTCTTCGATGACGGCCAGGGCCGGCCGCTCCTGCGCATGGGCCCGGCGCTGCGCGTCGAATGGTGGCGCGAGGGCCGGACGGCGACCCGCGCCGAGGTCCTGGAGTCGGTCGAATCGGGGCTTCCCATCCTGCGCCAGGCCGCCGAGAAGGACGGCAACGGCGCGCTCAGCCACCTGCAGCAGCTGACGGACGCCTTCGCGGCGCTGTACCCCGCCGCATGAACCGCCTCCTGTTCTCCCCCGACCGGCTGCTCCTGACGCGCACCGAGCGGTTCGAGGCCTGGCTGTGGTCGAAGCGCTGGGCGCATGCGCTGCTCGGGTGGGTCCTGCTCTTCTTCCCCGAGCGCGAGCCAGATGAACTGGGGGACGTCCTCAAGTTCATGGGCCTCATCACGCTCTGCGCGCTCAGCCTGGCGCTGGGGATGGCGCTCGGGGTGGTCCATTGAGCCGAGACGCGGCGGTCATCGACGTCCGGCTCCGCGCCCAGATCCGCCGTCGATCGTTCTGGCGCGTCCGCTTCCTCCTCTGGCGGTTCGGCTGGGTGGTTCGGTGGTTCAGGTTCAAGCGCTGGCTGCGGGGGCTGTTCCGATGACCCGAACGCACACCTACGCTCTGCTGGAAATCTCCACCCCGGCGTTTAACGAGATCGCGCAGAAGCTGATGAAGGCGGGCTATCAGCAGGCTTTTCAGGGCAACACCGAAATCGACATGCACGGCATCGGCCTGGCTCCCGATTCGAACGCCAAGCCCGATCCGCGTAGCAGGATGGTCTTCGCTCAGGACGTGGTCGACCTGCTGAACGACGCTTCAACCAAGGACGCGAAGGCTGTGCGGGCCCTGATTGCGGCCCGCGTGGAGTGCAACGCCGCCCTCGGCGAGCATCCGACCATTCAAACCGGAAAGATCGGTGGCAGGCGCCTGTCTCGATCGACGGGCGTGGGGGGCTACGAGGTCGGCCTGCTCGGCATCCTGAACGGCATCTTCGGCACGTTCGACAACGGGTGGGGCTGCATCACGGCGATTTGCGACGAGCACGCCCCTGACACGCCGATCCGCTTCGAAGTCTGCGACAACAGCGGGAAGTCCTGATGACCCCCTCCTGGTGCTCCATCCATGAGATCGACTTCATGTCCTGCCCGTGCCCGGACCGGCGCCGGACGGATCGCCTCGGCGACCTGGTCCTCGTCTGCCGCATCTGCAAGGTGCACTGCTCCCGGCACGACGACGTCGCCTGCCCGAACCCGGACTACGACATCAGGGAGGCAGTGTGATGTTCGTCATCCGCGCGCGGCCGCCGAAGTCTGGCCGGTTCCGTCGGTGGCTCGCGACATGGTTCGGGTGCCTGAAGTGCTTCGACGGGAAGAGGCACGACGAAGTCGATTGTCACTACGTACCGGCCGATATCCGACTGTCGGCGTTGCGGGCCCGTCGAGAACGCAGAGAGCGCGAGGAACTCGCACGGCAGATCGCCAAGGCCGTCGCCGAGGAACTGAATCGATGAGCCTCGTCGGCCCGCGCCCGAAGAACGTCTACCAGCTGCCGGCGCGCAAGGCCGCGCCCCTGCGCCCGGGGATCTGCCCCGAGTGTCTCGCGCCGCTGAAGACCTCGACCGACGTCGCGCTGCACTACGGGTGCGAGGGGGAGATCGCGCGGGAGCGCGCGCTGCAGGCGGCCCGACTCCTGTACCGCCGAAGGAACGCCGGATGAGCCGGCAGCGCGCCGACGTGCACGAGACCGGCTTCGGCCCGCTCTTCGCGCCGCCGATCGAGCGCCTGGTCGGCAACACAGATCCGGCCACCTCGAGGAAGGCAGCGGAGGCGGTGCGCGCGAGCGGGGCGGTCCTCGACGATGCGGCCTACCTGGTCGATCTCATCGAGAGGCACCCGGGCGGCACCATGGCCGGCTATGGCGCGCTCGCCGCGGCCATGCGCGGGGGTGACCCTTACCGCTGGCGCCTGAAGCTGGGGCGGCGCACCGGCACCCTGCAGGCAATCGGCGCCATCCACGCAGACGGTCAGGAGCATGGGATGTCCCTCTGGTGGCCAGGCCGGCACCATGTGGATCCGCGTTGAAGTGCCTGCGCTGTGCCTTCACCGGCTGGCTCGACCATCTGGTGCGCGGCCGGGTCTGTTTCTGGCTGTGTCCGGGGCCGTCCCGGGGAGGTGCGGCATCGACGCTCTGAGGCCGTGCCGATACTGCCCGAAGAAGATCGTCTGGGGCATCGACGAGAAGGGCCAGCGCATTCCGCTCGACCCCGTCGCACCGGTCTACCGAATCGTCCGATTCGACCAGGAGTCCGGCGTCTACGTCATCGAGCGCGCCGGCGCCGACGTCGGGAGCGGCCTCAACCCGAGCAACTACGTCAGCCACTTCGCCACGTGCTCGGGGGCGAGCGCCGCCAGCAAGAAGAACCGCACGGCGGCCCAGCGCGACCCGCGCGCGGCCGCCGCCGGCGACTAACCGGAGGACAGTCGTTGCGACAACGGATCTTGAAGCCCTCGTTCTTCACGAATGAGGACCTGGCCAGGCTCGCCCCGCTCATCCGGATCGCCTTCCAGGGGACCTGGTGCAGGGCCGACCGGCACGGCCGCCTCGAGGACCGGCCCGGGCGCCTCAAGGCCGAGATCCTGCCGTTCGACCGGATCGACATGAACGCCGCCCTCCAGGAGCTGCATGACGGGGGGTTCCTCACCCGGTACGAGGTGGACGGGCACCGGTACATCCAGATCAACGCCTTCAGCGAGCACCAGCACCCGCACCCGAAAGAGCCGTCCGACGAAATACCGCCGCCTCCGTCACTTACGGCTGTGCCGCGAAAGGCAATTGCAGGCAACGAAATGCCGCGGCAGGCAATGTACGTTCCGCCGGGATCTTCTTTAACGGGATCTACAGGATCTTCAGTACTACCCCCTACCCCCTCCGCGCCACAGAACGGCGCGGCGCGCTCTCTCCACCTGGCCGAGTTTCAGACGTTCTGGCAGGCATACCCCCAAGGCCACCGCACGGCCAAGCGGAAGGCCGAGGAGAAATTCATCAAGGCCCGGAAGGCCGGTGTGACGCTCCAGGTCCTGCTCGATGCCCTGACCGGGCAGATCGAGCTGCGCGCGGCGAAGACGCGCCAGGGGGAATGGGTTCCGGAGTGGTGCAACCCGGCGAGCTGGCTGCACCAGCGCCGCTGGGAGGACGAGATCGGGGGGCCGCCCGCCCGGGCCCCGAACCAGCAGTCGCCCGATGATGCCCTGTTCAGCTACCTGAACGTCCTGCGGCAGAAGGCTCCTGAGCGCTACCGGCAGAAGCTCGACGAGCTCCGTCCGGAGCTGCGCGCCGCCTACGAAGCGACCCTCACGAAGGAGGTCCCATGTCCAGCGAACTGACCGCCCAGGAACCCGTGGCCGATCCGGGCCACTTCGAGAACGCCCTGCCAATCGACACCATCCGGGAGTCGAAGAGCAACCCGCGGCGCGAGTTCGACCCCGGCGCGCTCGACGAACTCGCCCAGAGCATCCGGACCAAGGGCCTGCTGCAGCCCATCGTCGTCCGGCCGAACGGAGTGCGCGGCTACGAGCTGGTCTGCGGCGCGCGCCGGCTGCGCGCCGCCAAACTCGCCGGCCTCGAGGCGGTGCCGGCGTCGGTGCGCGTGCTGACCGACCAGGAGGTCCTCGAAATCCAGGTCATCGAGAACCTGCAGCGCCGCGACCTGCATGCGCTTGAGGAGGCCCGGGGCTACCAGCAGCTGCTCGCCACGAAGGGGTACGACGTGGCGCGGATCGCGGCGCGCGTCGGCCGGTCGGTGAAGTATGTCTACGACCGGATGAAGCTGCTGCAGCTGGTCCCGGACGCGCAACAGCTGTTCCTCGAGGGGAAATTCACCGCCGGACACGCCGTCCTGCTGGCGCGCCTGAAGCCGGGCGACCAAGAGCGGGCCATCGACCGCGGGGACACGGGCAAGAGCTACCCGATTGGCGGGCTCTTCGCCGAAGAACACGCCCATTTGCCGCTCGAAGGGGAGGATGCCGAGAAGCCGGACCCGAAGGCGAAGAAGGATCCATACGCCGGCCTGAAGACGGTCAGCGTCCGGGAGCTACAGGCCTGGATCCAGGACCGGGTGCGCGCCGAGCCCGGACACGTCGACGGCTTCCTGTTCCCCGAGACCAAGGCGCTGCTGGAGGCCCGCCAGGGGGACAAGCTGAAGCCGATCCTGATCACGAACGGCTACATGGCCAGCCGCGACGTCCGTCACGCCGGCAAGGACCCCATCTACGGCCAGAACGCTTGGAAGCGCGCCGACGGCAACGAGCGGTCGAAGACCTGCGACTGGTCGCGCGTCGGGTTCGTGGCGTGCGACGAGGGGCAGGGCCAGGCCTTCATGGTCTGCATCAACAAGGACAAGTGCACGGTGCACTGGGCGGATCGCGTGCGCGAGAAGCAGAAGCGCGAGAAGGCGGCCTCTAGCGGCGAGACCCCGTCCATGGGCAAGCGCCGCCTCCAAGAGCAGAAGCAGCAGGAGGAGTACCGCGCCAGGGAGGCAGCCGCGGAAGCGAAGCGGGCCCGCTGGGCGAAGGCGCTGCCGGCGGTCTTCGCCGCCCTCGCCGAAGCCGTGAAGAAGGCGCCCACCCGGGCGAATGGCTACCTCGCACAGCTGCTCCTCGATGGTCTGTACAGCTACGAGGCGACCAGCAAGCAAGTCGAGAAGCTGGTGCCGCGCGGGACGTCGGCGGAGGACCTGGTCCGCCACGCCGCGATGATCGTCATCCGGTCGCAGGGGGGCAACGGCTGGCGCGTGGAGGACGAGCTCCTACCCATCGCCAAGGCGCTGAACGTCGACGCCCGGAAGATCCTCGACCAGGCGGCGCCGGCTGCGAAAGTGCAGACGTCTGCAAAGGGCGAGCCGGGGACCTGCCGGAAGTGCGGCTGCACGGAGGACAACGCCTGCGCCGGCGGCTGCGCCTGGGTGGATCGCAAGCAGACCCTCTGCAGCACCTGCGCGACGCCGGCGGAGCTCGAGGCCGCCGGCAAGCAGATGGTCCGCAAGGCCCGGAAGAAGGGGGCCAAGAAGGGATCGAAGAAGTGATGCTGCTCCGCTGTGGCTTCTGCGGCGGCACGCCGGAGATCATCACCATCAGTACCGAACGCACATCCGAGGGTAAGGCGGTGTCGTGCAGCTCAGGCTGCGAGGCTTCAGGGCCGATCCTTCATTCCGCCTGGGCCGCCGCAGGCGCCTGGAACAGGACGATGCGTCTGATCTTCGTGCTCGACGATCGGCCGCGCATCAGTTCACCCAGGAAGAAAGGGGCGAAGCGATGATCGACCAGGTCAGAAATGCGGGGGGGGGGGGCGATGTCGCAGATAGTTCTTGCGGTCTCGCCCGAAGTCATCCGGCTGCTGACGGACATCAAGTCGTGTCTGCAGCGCCTCGAGGCCGAGGTCCGGGACTGCCGGGTCCGGCTCGGCTACCCGGTCCGGTCGGTGCCGCCGGTCGCCGTGGCCCCAGCCGAGCCCCGGGCTGCGGGGCCGAGCGGATCACCGACGCGCCGGGCTCCGCGCAGCGTGCACACGGCCGCGGGGAAGGCCGCCGCGCTCAGGATGCAGGCGCTGCGCGATCAGCTCCGGCTCAAGAGCAGCGATTTGGCCGCCAAGATCGGGATCTCCGCGGCCATGGTCTACAACATCGAGAAGGGGCACAACGGCATCTCGGTGCGCATCGACGAGGTCATGCGCAGGCTGGAGAATAGCCGGTGACGCCGAAGACCCTGCACCTGGCGCCGGGGCTCGACCTCCCCCTCGAGGTGGTCACCCGGCGCCTGGCGATCCTGGCGATGTCCGGCGCTGGCAAGTCGAACACCGCGGTGGTCCTCGCCGAGCGGATGTTCGATGCCGGTATCCCCTGGGTGGCGATCGACCCGAAGGGCGACTGGTGGGGCGTCCGCTCGAGCCGTGACGGCATGGGGCCGGGGCTGCCGGTCCCCATCTTCGGAGGCCTCCACGGGGACATCCCTCTCGAGCCGACGGCCGGCCGCGTCATCGGGGACCTCATCGTCGACCAGCGCCTGACCTGCGTCCTCGACGTCTCCGAGTTCGCCGAGCGGCAGCAGATGTGGGGCTTCCTGATCGACCTGGGCGACACCCTGCTGCGCCGCAACCGCCAAGCCCTGCACCTCTTCCTCGAGGAATGCGACGAATACCTGCCGCAGCGGACGAGCGAGAAGGGCAACCTGCCGAAATGCCTGGGGGTCTGGCAGCGCCTCGTGAAGCGCGGCCGCTTCCGCGGCATCGGCTCGAGCCAGATCACCCAGCGCAACGCCTCGCTCAACAAGGACACGCTCTATCAGGCCGAGGCCCTCATCGCAATGCGCGTCACCGGGAAAGCCGACCGCGACGCCGTCCGGGGCTGGGTCGAGTACCACAACGCCGGCGCCGACATCGTGGCCTCGCTCCCGACCCTGCAGGATGGCGAGGGCTGGGTCATCTCGCCGGCCTGGCTGCGCGACAGCCGGCGCGTCACGTTCGACCGCCGGCGGACGTTCGACTCCGGGGCGACCCCGGTCCTACTGAAGGGGAACGCCCCGCCGGCGACGCTCGCCGACGTAGACCTGGAGGTCCTGCGCAGCCGCATGGCCTCGACCATCGAGAAGGCCAAGGCCGACGACCCCGGGGCGCTGCGCCGGCAGATCGCCGAGCTAAAGAAGGAGCTGGCCAAGAAGCCCGCGGCGGCCCTCCCGGCGAAGACAGAGCGCGTCGAGGTGCCCATCCTGGCCGATGCGCAGGTGAAGCGGCTCGAGGACGCGATCGCCAAGGTCTACGCCGCGGCGGACCAGCTGGCGCAGCGGCAACAGGTCATCGTGACGGAGGCGGGGCTACTGCGCGCGGCCATCGCAGCGCACCGCCACATCCCTGCGCCCTCGAGGCCGGCGCCTGCTCCCTCGCCGCGGCCGGCGGCGGCGCCCCGCAGCGCACCACGGCCCCTCGAGGTGGGGAATAACGGCCACCTGACCGGCACGCAGCAGAAGATCCTCGACGTCGCCGGCGACCTCTACGAGCGGGGCATCACCCCCACCCGGGACGCGATCGCGCGCTGGCTCGACATCCACCCGAACGGCGGCCGATATGGCAGCGACCTGGCCGCGCTGCGCGCCGGCGGCTACCTCAGCGGCGGGACCCCAACCGATGCCGGCCGGGAACTCTGCCGGGAGCGCACCCGCGGCCTGGACGGCGCCCTCGAGTTCCTCGAGGGGACCCAGAAGCGGATTCTCGACGCCATCGTCAAGGCGGCGAACGACCAGCACGGGCTGACTCGCGACAGCCTGGCGGAGTCCCTGGGGATTCATCCGAATGGGGGGCGCTTCGGTTCGGACCTGGCGCGCCTGCGTACCATGGGCATCATCACGGAGCGCGGCCCCATCGCTCCGAAGGAAGCGCTGTTCCGATGATGCACTGCGCGGCCTGCCACCAGGAGGTCGACGAAGGGAGGGCGATGCCGATGCTCGCGCCGGGACTTCGTGACTGGGAAGGCGGCGAAGGATCCTCGGCGCGCGTATTCCTGACGCTCTTCCACAGCCGGCGCTTCCACCTCCGCTATGTCGAGGGCGCACTCCTTGATGGACCGGAGACGTCGTCACTCCATGGCGGCCCGTTGATCTGCGGGCCGCTAGAATGACGCCGACGGCGCTCCTGCTGGCAGAGTTCCGGGCACTGCGGGAGGACCTGGGGCTGAAGCAGCGCGAGGCGGCCGAGATCCTCGGCCTGCGGCCCAGCACCATCAGCGTCTATGAGACGGGCAAGGGGAACATCACCGACGAGCGGATCCTCGAGCTCATCAAGCAGCTGAAGGAGTCGGGGGGAAACAATGGGCGACTGGCGCATCATGTTCCTGTTCCTGATCGCGCTGTGGCTAACGCGACGCCCGTCGAGGTCGCACAGCCGGCCGTGGCGCCCGCCCCCGCTCCTGACGCCGAAGCCGCCTCCCGCCCTGCCCCGCAAGCGCAGACCGTTGTAGCGCGGCCGCTCTACTCGCCGGCGCCGCGGCGCCGAGGCCCACGGACCCGAACGCGCACTTGTCCCCTGCCCCGAGGCGCCGTCGACGAGAATGAAGCCTGCATCTGTGGCAGTCCACGGAAGCGGCACGATGCTCTCCGGTTCTCCTGCCAGGACTGCCGTAGGGGCGCGTCGGGCTGCCAGTTCTTCCGGCCGGCCAGCCGGTTCAGCGGCGCCGCCTGATGCCGCGCCCGCGGCACACCTGCCGCTGCAAAGTGCACATGGCCAGTCTGAGACAGGAGCGGGCCCGCATCGCCAGGCAGTGGGAGGAACGGCGCGCCCTCGGGCTGTGCGGGGCGTGCGGTGAGGAGGTGGCCGTCGGTGGCCTGGCGCTTTGTCGAGGCTGCCTCAACATAAGATGGAAAAAACACCCCGAGCCGCGAAGCGATATCGCCGATTTCCCGAAGGGGGGCGGCATGACTGACGAATTCCCCCGTGCGTTCCGCTTCAATATCCCCCTCCGTCCTCCCTCGACGAACGACCTGAGGCGCATGGCCAGGCGCCCGCACATCGCCGTGCTGATGGTGCGCCGGCAGTGGCTCCGTTGGTTCCGGCCGGACATCGTGGCTGCGGCCAGGCGCACGCTCTCCGGCCCGCGGCTGGTTCGCTTCATCCGGGTCATGGGGCCACGGGAGCGGGAATACGACGATGACAATCTGAAGGGCGGCCTGAAGCCCATCCGGGACCTGCTGTGCGTCGGGACGAAGAAGAAGCGTGGCTTGGGCATGGTGCTCGATGATCGCAAGGAAGTCTCGCGCTTCGAGTACCACCAGGTCCGGGGCGATGCACCCGGCACTATCATCGACATCGAGGACCTCCCCTGCCCTGGATGAGTCCGCACCCCTGCCGCTACCCCGGCTGCGGCACGCTCATCCGCGGCGGCTCGGGCTACTGCTCGGCGCATCGCAGCCAGGCCAGGAAGCGCGAGGACGAGGGCCGGCCATCGGCCCATGCGCGTGGGTACACTCGTGACTGGCGGGTGCGGCGCGCCGCCTGGTTGGCTGACCATCCCGACTGCGTGAACTGCGGAGACCCAGCCAGCGAGGTCGATCACATCGTGCCGCTCAGCGCGGGCGGGCCTGATGACGAGAGCAACCTCCAGTCGCTGTGCAAGACGCACCACTCGGTGAAGACAGGGAGGCATGACCGTGCACGTCGTAGGGCGCTCCAGGGGGGATAGGGGGATCGAATCTCTGGGGCTCTGCCGGAAGACCGGCCGAGCGGGCTCGCGCGCGCGGCCGCAGGTTAGGGGGGGGGCCCCCCTCCGGGCCGGGGCCGACCTCCGGGGCCTGGCCGGTGACCGCTGATGGCCCGCCCGGGCCCGCCGCCCAAGCCGACCGAGCTGAAGCTCCTGCTCGGCAACCCCGGGAAGCGGCCGCTGCAGAAGCCGGTCGTGAAACCCACGCCCGGCGCGACCTGCCCGACGTTCCTCACGAAGCAGGCGAAGGCCGAATGGAACCGCATCGTCCCCGAGCTGAAGCGGCTGGGGCTCCTGACGCAGATCGACCGGGCCTCCCTGGCGTCGTACTGCTCGGCCTGGTCCGATTTCGAGCGCGCCGAGCGGGTCCTGGCGAACCGCCCGCTGACGGTGGTGGCGGGGAACGGCACGGAGATCCAGCACCCGGCCCTGGTGATCAAGAGGGCGGCGATGGAGAAGATCCGGCAGTTCGCCGCGGAGTTCGGCTTCACGCCGGCGGCGCGCGCACGCGTGCACGCACCAGGTGCCGATGAAGGCGAAGACGAAGACGAGAAGTTCTTCGGCGGCCCGCGGCCGGCGCCGCCCCCCAGCCCCGCGACGTAACGTCCAGGGACCCTACTGGTTCGACAAGGCCGCCGCCGATCGGGCCTGCGAATTCTTCCCCCGGTTCCTGGTCCACACGAAGGCCGAGTGGGCGGGGCAGCCATTCGAGCTGGAGAAGTGGCAGCGGAACGAGATCATCCGGCCGCTCTTCGGTTGGAAGCGCCGCGCCGACGGCCTGCGCCGCTACCGCCTGGTCTACGTCGAGATCCCCAGGAAGAACGGGAAGTCCGCGATCGTCGCCGGCATCGGCCTGTACCTCCTGCACTGCGACGGCGAGCCGGGGGCCGAGATCTACAGCCTGGCTAAGGACCGCGGCCAGGCCGCCGTGGTGTTCGACGTCGCGCGGGAGATGTCGCGCGCCAGCGCGAAGCTCAAGTCCCGCAGCGTCATCCTGCGGCGCGAGATCTTCGTGCCGTCGACGGGGGGCTTCTACCGGGTCCTCAGCGCGGACGTCCCGACCAAGGAGGGGCTGAACCCGCACGCCATCCTGTTCGACGAGCTGCACGTCCAGGACGACCGCGAGCTCTGGGACACCATGCGGACCGGCGGCGGCGCCCGGCGCCAGCCCATCACCATCGCCATGACGACCGCGGGGTTCAGCAAGAAGACGCTCTGCGGCGAGGTGCACGACAAGGCCCTCGCCGTGCGGGACGGCCTGGTCGAGGACGACAGCTTCCTGCCGGTGGTCTACGCCAGCAAGAAGGGGGACGACTGGGAGGACCGCAAGGTCTGGCGGCGCTGCAACCCGAACCTGGGCGTGTCGGTCAAGCCGGAGTTCCTCGAGCAGCAGTACCGCGAGGCCAAGGAATCGCCCGCCTTCCAGAACACCTTCCGGCGCTACTACCTGAACGAGTGGGTGCAGCAGGAGTTCCGGTGGATCGACCAGAAGAAGTGGGCGGCCTGCGCCGGCGCCCTCGAGTACCAGGAGCTGCTCGAGCGGCTGAAGGGGCGCGCCTGCTACGCCGGCCTCGACCTCTCGACCGTCACCGACCTGTCCGCCCTGGTCCTGCTCTTCGACAGCTGCATCGATCCGGACGATGCGGACTACCCGTCCGAGGAGGAGCTCGAGGCGGACCCGCATGCGCCAAAGGTGCCGGGCTTCGAGTATGGGGATCCCCTCCCCAGCTATGACGTCCTCAGCTGGTTCTGGTGCCCGCAGGAGGGGATCCGGATCCGGGCGAAGAAGGACCGCATGCCGTACGACGTCTGGGCGCGCGACGGATGGCTGACCGCGACTGAAGGGGACGCCGTCGACCACGGCGCCATCCGGAAGAAGATCAACGACCTCGGCCAGGACTATCTGATCCAGGAGGTCGCCGTCGATGCCTGGAACGCCCACAAGCTGATCACCGAGCTCGAGCAGGAGGACGGGTTCACCATCGCCCGGGTCAGCCAGGGATTCGGATCGCTGAGCGCCCCGACGAAGGAGCTCGACATGCTGTACCGTCGACGGCAGATTCGGCACGGGGGGCAGCCGGTGCTCGCCTGGTGCGCCGACAACGTGACGCTCGACCAGGATCCGTACGGGAACTGGAAGCCGTCCAAGAAAAAAAGCCGTGAGAGAATTGATGGTATTGTCGCGCTGGTCAATGCGCTGGCGCGCGCGCTTGTGAGCGAGGGAACGCTCGAGGATGCCCGAATCGAAACCCTCTGATCCGCCCGCCGCGGCCACCGGCCCGGCCGAGTCCTCCACCTACTTCGTCGCGGCCGGCGTCCTGCTGCTCGCCGTGGGCGCGGGGCTCTTTCATTCGGGCGCGGGCCTCATCATCGCCGGCCTGGCCTGCGTGACGGTCGGCATCCTGGGCGCGCCGAGGAAGCGATGATCCAGACCCTCTCCCGCGCCATCGACTTCGCCCGCCGCTCGATCGAGAACCCGAACTCCCCCTGGTATCAATCGATCCTCGACGCCATGAGCGGCAGCATGTCGAAGAGCGGGATCCTCGTCACACAGGACTCCGCGACGAGACTATCCGCGTTCTGGCGCGGCGTGCGCCTGCTCTCCGAGACGCTGGCCTCCGTGCCGCTCTGCCTGTACGAGCGCCAGGAGCCCCGCGGCCGCCGGAAGGCAATGGAGCATCCGCTCTTCCGTCTGCTGCACGACGAGCCGAACCCCGACATGACGTCGTTCTTCATGCGTGAGTGCATGCAGGCGCAGCTCGTCACCGTCGGCGACGGCTACGGCGCAATCCGCCGGGACGGCGGCGGAAATATCCGGCAGATCTGGCCGCTCCGGAGCAGCCAGGTCGAACCGAGACGCACCGCGGGCCGGCTCTCCTATTTCGTGACCCTGACGGACGGCACGCGGGAGGAATGGGGGCCGGGCGACATCCTGCACGTGCCCGGCATCAGCTTCGACGGCCTCCACGGCAAGTCGGTCCTGTCGGCCGCGCGCGACGTCATCGGTTCGGGGGTGGCTGTGCAGGATTACGGCGCGACCTTCTTTCGGAGCGGGGGGCGCCCGCCCGGCGTCGTCGAGACGCAGATGCCGACGATCAACAAGGACAACAAGAAGAACCTCGAGGAGACCTGGCTGTCGGGCCGCGGGGAGGACTGGCACAAGGTGGCGTTCCTGCCGAAGGGCATGAAGTACACGGCGGCCGGCATCTCGCCGAACGATTCACAGTGGCTGGAGAGCCGCAAGTTCTCGGTCCCGGAGATCGCCCGCGTGCTCGGAGTGCCCCCGCACCTGCTCTACGACCTGGATCGCGCCACCTTCAGCAACATCGAAATGCAGTCGCTCGAGTTCGTCATCTACACCATGCGCCAGTACTTCGTCCGGTGGGAACAGGAGCTGAACCGGAAGCTCCTGCTGCCGGCGGAGCGGGTCCGCTACTACTTCGAGTTCAACGCCGACGGCCTGATGCGCGGCGACGCGGCGGCGCGCACCACGTTCTACCAGGCCGGCCGCCAGTGGGGTTACCTTTCGGCCAACGACATCCGGGCGCTCGAGAACCAGCCGGACATCGGCCCTGGGGGCGACGTCTACCTGACCCCCATCAACATGGCGAACGCCCAGGAGCTCGTCGACGGGGGCGGGTCCCAGCCGGCGTTGGTTGCTCGGCAGCTCCTCTACCTGATGGCCAATCGGGAGGCCTCGCAGCGCCAGCTGCCTCCGGCGCCGGCCTCGCCGCCGCAGCTCGAGGACCGGGCGGCACGGAGTCTCCGGAGCCTGCGGCTCAGGCGCCGGATCCGCAAGACCCAGAGGCAGCAGCTCGAGGACCGGGCGCGCGTCATCATCACGCGTGAGATCGGCGCCATCGAGAAGGAGCTGAAGGCGCAGCTGGAGGCCTCGCCGCGCAGCCGCCGCGACCTGCCGGGGCTGCGCAAGGCGATCGAGGACTTCTACGACGAGCACGCCGGCTGGGCCGGGAAGAAGATGCATCCGATCTACCAGGCGTACGGGGAGCTGATCGCCGGCGCCATGGCCGACGAGCTCGGCCTCGACCCGGAGGACGACCCGTCGCCCGAGCTCGATCGCTTCATCTCCGACTACGCCAAGCGCTTCGGCGTCCGCGAGGCCTCCGAGGGCCGGCTGCAGCTGCTCGCCCTGATGGAGGAGGGGGACGAAGAGGCGATCGCACTGGCGATGAGCACGCGGCTGGGGGAATGGAAGGAGAAGCGCCCGGGGAAGATCGCCGACATCGAGGCCACGCGCGCCATGGCTGCGGTCGCGAAGGTCCTCTATGTCGCCGCCGGCGTCACAGTGCTGCGCTGGGTCGCGAACCCCGGGGCTTGCCCGTTCTGCTCGGCGATGGACGGCAGGGTGGCGGGGGTGCAGCAGAATTTCGTCAACGCCGGCCAGGGCGTCGACGGGGGCGAGGGGACGGACGGCCCGATGAAGCCAAGCGACGACATCGGCCACCCGCCCCTTCACGACCACTGCGAATGCGATATCGTGGCGGATTAGGAGAGCGCCTTGATCATCTGCGGGGATCTTATAGGGGCGCACTGCTGCCCGAGCTGTCACGAAGATGCTAATGAATCGCATGGTGACCTGCTCGAGATCGAGAAAGACGGCCGCGTCGTCGCGCGGTCCTGCTGCGAGATGGTTGATGACGTACGGGCCGAGCTTGAGCGTCGTGGCCTAGGAGGAGAGCCATGCTGAGGGAACTGGAAACGCGGTTCGTGAAGGGCACGGAGCTGCGGCTGTCGGGCGACGACAAGGCGCCGGTGCTCTCCGGCTACATCGCCGTCTTCGGGCAACTCTCCGACGACTTCGGCGGCTGGCGCGAGAGGATCGCGCCCGGGGCCTTCACCGAGACGATCGGCCTGCACGACATCCGGGCCCTCTGGAACCACGAGAACGACCTGGTGCTGGGGCGCAACAAGTCGGGCACGCTCGAGCTCTCGGAGGACGAGAAGGGCCTCGCCTTCAAGAATCGGCCCCCCGA